AATGGTTGCTAAATTAGAAAAAAATGTCGTCTAAAGAAAGATTTTTATATATAGCTTTATTATTATTATCTAGTGTTTTTATTTCCTACTTATTCTTCTCTGAAGATGAAAGTTATGTGGAACAATACAATTTTGAGATAAAGAAATTAGAACAAAAAATAGATTCATTACATAATATAAACCATGAATTAACTTACAAAGTTGATACTCTACAAATCCAAGTAAAAGAATTAGATTTAGAGTTAGGTTTAAAAGATAATAGAATAAAATCATTAAAATATGAAATTAATACTAAAATGGATGCTGTTGATTCTTATAATGTTAGCGAGCTTGAAAAGTTCTTCACAGACCGTTACAGACAGTACAACGATTCGATTAAAAAAACCAATAGCCCGATTAGTAATTAAAGATCTTATTAAAGGGGATGGTGATAAACAAGAAATAATACTTTTAGGTGATAAAATAAATATTTTAAATCAAAAAAGTATATTAAAAGATAGTATTATATCTAATCTAGATTTACAAATTAATAATTTTAATTCTATATTATTTCAAAAATCTAATCAATTAGAAATATCCCAGGAGTTAACAAAAAAATTACAATTGGATTTAAAAAAGCAAAAGTTTAAAAATAAATTAACAATAGGGGTTGGGGTAATAACAGTAATTGGAACTGTATTATTAATTAATTAGTTATATGGCAGACTTAAAAATAGTAATCCGTCAAGAATATCTTAAATGTGCTAAAGATCCCGTACATTTTATGCGTAAATATTGTTATATACAGCACCCACAACGTGGGCGCATACAATTTAATCTATACCCTTTTCAAGAAAAAGTACTAACATTATTTCAACAAAATGATTATAGTGCCATATTAAAATCTAGACAATTAGGTATATCAACATTAGCAGCAGGTTATTCTTTATGGTTAATGACATTTCATAAAGATCGAAATGTACTAGCATTAGCAACTACACAAGCAACAGCTCGAAACTTAGTAACTAAAGTACAATTTATGTGGGAAAATTTACCCTCATGGCTTAAAGTAGAGTCTGCTGAAAATAATAAATTATCACTAAGATTAGTTAATGGTTCAAAAATTCAAGCAAAATCTTCTAATGCCGACGCCGCACGTTCAGAAGCAGTATCTTTATTAATTATTGATGAGGCAGCCTTTATTGATAATATTGCTGAGACATGGGCTTCTGCACAACAAACTTTAGCAACGGGTGGTGGAGCTATAGTATTATCTACACCTTATGGTACAGGTAATTGGTTTCACCAAACTTGGGTTAGAGCTGAAGCTGGGGAAAATGATTTTTTACCTATTAAATTACCTTGGTATGTACATCCTGAAAGAGATCAAGTATGGAGAGATGCTCAAGATGCTTTACTAGGTGACCCTAGATTAGCAGCACAAGAATGTGATTGTGATTTTAGCACCTCAGGTGATATTGTATTTTATAATGAATATTTAGAATATTATGAAAAATCTCATATTAAAGACCCATTAGAACGTAGAGGTGCAGACCAAAATTTATGGGTTTGGGAATCAGCAGATTATAGTAGGGATTATATGGTAGTAGCAGATGTTGCTCGAGGTGATGGGAAAGATTACTCTACATTTCATGTAATTGATATTGAAAGTGCAGTACAAGTAGCTGAGTATAAAGGCCAAATTGGTACTAAAGAATATGGACATTTATTAGTAGGGATAGCTACTGAATATAATAATGCAATGTTAGTAATAGAAAATGCTAATATTGGTTGGGCTACCATACAGGTAGCTATTGATAGACAATATTCTAACCTCTACTATTCACAACGGAGTGGAGAAGCAACAGTTGATTCGTATTTTGATAAATATCAAGATCATACAAAGATGGTTCCTGGGTTTACAATGTCAAAAAAGACACGACCTATGGTTATAGGTAAGTTCCAAGAATACATCAGTGATCAAAGTGTAACAATACAGTCAAGAAGGTTAGTAGAAGAAATGAAAGTATTTATCTGGAAAAATGGTAGAGCAGAGGCGCAAACAGGTTATAATGATGATTTAGTTATGGCATTTGGTATAGCATTATATGTTAGAGATACAGCATTAAAATTTAGACAAAGAGGAATTGATTTAACAAAACAAGCATTAAATAATATGGCAGTTAATAGAACGCCTTATATGGGTAGTTATGGTGCAGGAACTCCAAACCCTTATGCTAATCCTTATCAAATGAAAACAGAACATGGTAAAGAAGATATTACTTGGCTCTTTAAATAATATTTATAATAATAATTATATACAATGGCAAATAAAAGCGTTTTTTCAAGGTTAAGAAGATTATTTTCTACAGATGTAGTAATACGTAATGTAGGGGGAAATCAAGTAAAAACCATTGACTCAGGACATATTCAATCTAGTGGGGAATATGAAACCAATGCATTAGCGGATAGATTTAATAGAATTTATTCTACAATGCCCACTTCACTATATGGTGCTCAATTTAATTTAAATTACCAATATTTAAGAACAACCCTATATTCAGAATATGATGTAATGGATCAGGATGCAATTATTGCTTCTGCTTTAGATATTATAGCTGATGAATGTACATTGAAAAATGATATGGGTGAAGTAATCCAAATTAGAAGTTCAAATGAAGATATACAAAAAATATTATATAATTTATTTTATGATGTTTTAAATATTGAATTTAATGCTTGGATGTGGGTTAGACAAATGTGTAAGTATGGTGATTTTTTCTTAAAGTTAGAAATAGCAGAAAAATTTGGTGTATATAATGTTATACCTTATACTGCTTATCATATTGAAAGAATAGAAGGATCAAACCCTGAAAACCCTGCTGAAGTAAAATTTAAATGGAATCCTGATGGGTTTGCAGGTAGCTCTTATGGTTATTATAATGTACCTAATCAACAATTAGATGGTGGTCCGGATGATAGAGGATCAATAATTTATGATAATTATGAAATGGCACATTTCAGAATGGTAGGTGATGCTAATTATTTACCTTATGGTAGATCATATATTGAACCAGCACGTAAATTATATAAGCAATATGCGTTAATGGAAGATGCAATGTTGATCCATAGGATTGCTCGTGCCCCTGAAAAAAGAATATTTTATGTAAATGTTGGTTCTATACCTCCTAATGAGGTAGAAGCATTTATGCAAAAAACTATCAATAATATGAAACGTACTCCTTATATGGATGAAAAAACAGGTGAGTACAACTTAAAATATAACATGCAAAACATGTTAGAAGATTTTTATATTCCTATTAGAGGTAATGACCAATCAACCAAAATTGATACTACACCTGGTTTACAATATGATGGTATTGCTGATGTAGAATATTTAAGAGAAAAGTTATTTGCTGCCCTTAAAGTCCCTAAAGCATTTATGGGTTATGATGAAAATACAGAGGGTAAAGCTACTTTAGCTGCCCAAGATATTAGATTTGCTCGTACAATTGATAGAATCCAAAGAATATTACTATCAGAATTAAATAAAATAGCTTTAGTACACTTATATACTCAAGGTTATACAGATGAAACATTGACTAACTTTGAGTTATCAATGACAACCCCATCAATTATATATGACCAAGAAAGAATTGAATTATTAAAATCTAAAACTGAATTAGCGGGCTCAATGTTAGAACAAGGTTTAGTACCATCAGATTGGATATACCATAATGTATTCCACTTTAGTGAAGACCAATATGATGAATATAGAGATTTAGTTCGTTCTGATGCTAAACGTAAATTTAGAATAGCACAAATTGAAGCTGAAGGAAATGATCCTGTAGCTACAGGTAAATCATATGGTACACCTCATGATTTAGCTTCTTTATATGGTAAAGGAAGAATGTACTCAGACCCTGGCAATGTACCAGATGGGTATGGTGAAGACGATCCTAAATTAGGAAGACCTCAAAAATCAATTACATCCCGTGGAAAACAAGATAGTAACTTTGGTAAAGACCCATTAGGTACTAAACGTATGAAAGATACAGATAAAAATGATTCAAGGGATAGTAAAACTGATACAAATAAAAGTGGATTAAATTTAGAAGGTGCCAAAATATCTTATTATAAAAATTTAGATGTTTTGAAATCAATGGATAAAAAGAAATTAATCTTTGAGCAAGACAAAGAGGATAGTTCACTCCTAGATGAATCTCAACTAAAAGGTTAATATTTATAAATAAATATATTTTTTAATGAAAATTAAACATTCAAAATATAAAAATACTGGTATTCTTTTTGAATTATTAGTAAGACAAATTACTGCTGACACTTTAAAAGGAGGTGACTCCCCAGCAATAGATATACTAAAAAAGTATTTTGTAAAGAGCGAATTAAGTCGTGAATATAGATTATATGAATCCATTTTAAAATCAAAAGTTTTAAGTGAATCTCATGCTAATGTTTATATTGAAACAACTATATCTAATTCTAAACATTTAAATAGATCTATACTAAAAAAGCAAAAGTATAACTTAATTAATGAAATTAAGCAAAATTACGATTTAGCTACTTTTTTTGGATCTAAACTTAGTAATTATAAAGTTTTAGCATCGATATATACTTTAATGGAAAGTAATAATACTACTTTCCCCGATAATAAACAGTTAATAAATAATAAAATTAATTTATTAGAACATTTAACTAAAAAAGAATCAAATTTACTAGAAAGTAAAGAAACAGTATTACAAGAATTTTCTACTTATGATAAAGATGTAAGATCTTTAACTTATAGGATTTTATTAGAAAAATTCAATGAAAAATATGATTCACTAAGCTTAGACCAAAAACAGGTACTTAAAGAATATATTAATTCTGTAGACTCTACTCCGGGGCTAAGAAAATTTTATAACACTAAAATATCAGAGTTAAAAAATAAATTATTAGAAGGTTCTAAAAATATTAAAGATAAAGCTACAAAAATTAAAATTGTAGAAATATCTAAAATGTTAATAGAATTAGATAAAACTTCAAAAGTAGGTGATGATAATCTAGTTGATTTATTACAATATTATGAATTAGTTAAAGAAATTCAAGTAGCAAATGACATTTAAATATAAACTCAAAGAAGAACCTTTTAATGTAGGTGATACTGACGTAAGGGGAGGTGTTAAAACCACAATTACAGATTTAGACCCAGAAACAGGTGCTGTAACTTGGGATGTTAAAAACGTACCAGCTATTGATTCTACTTTTAAAGAGTTTAAAGAATTAAGAAGGTTTATGACCCAATTAGCTCGTGATACGGAAGATACTGTAATTGATGATTTAGCTGACCAAATTAGCAATATATTTAATAAATACAGAACCCATATTAGAAAAAAATACCCTAAATCATATAAAAGAGTTAATGAGGAGGATGTAGATGAAGTATCTACATCAGGCGGAGCAGGTGCTTATTTAACCCCCTATGCTTTTAGATTAAAAGGTCAAAAACCCAATATTAAAGCATATAAAGAATTAGGATATAAAGAAGTTAAAGAAGGAGTAGGAGCAACATTAGGACCAGGTCCAGCTGCTGGAGAAGATGGAGTTAAAGATAATGCTTATGTAAAACAATTTAAGTACAAATTAGTTCCTAAAAATAAAGATGGTACTTATGTACAGAAAGGTTCAGGGCTTGAAGTAAATAAATTATTTTAATATGTATAATTATAAATTAACTGAACAAGATAATAAAGCAACTAAATTCCAAGAAGAGCGTATTAACGCTTTTAGTGGGTTAGAAGATAGAATAGATAACATAAAAAAATTATTACGCCAGGCAAAAATTGAAACTATAAAAACATATAGGGAACAACCTGATACATTTGCAGTAGTAAAACCCACTGATTTAATTGGTGAGTTTTTAAAAGATATAGAAACATTACTAGAAAAATAATATGAAAACACTACAAGAACAATATACTAAAATATTAAAAGGTGAAGGCCGTAAAGATTTATTTCTTAAAGAGGCTAAACAAAAATATCCTAATTTAATTAGCAATTTAACTTCTTTTCAAGATGCTGAAACTATCTTAAAAAATAAAAGTGTAATTAATGAAGAATTAGGTGGTGTAGTTTCATTACAACCTATAACACAACTAACATCAGAAGATTTTAACCCAAACAAACAGGCTTGGGAAAATAAATTTGAAGACTATTTAGCCGAAGAAAAAGCAAAATCATTAAAACCTATTATTGACGATGAAGAAAAAGTTAATACCAAGGAACAAGATGAAAAAATCAAAGCAGATGCTAAAAAGGTTGATGGTACAGTAGAAAATGTTGAAAAACGTAATTACGATTATTCTCCTAAAGTAGATAACATTAATAATGTTAATGCTCAAGAAATGATGAATGGTGTTTATTATGAGTGTAAAAATGATCCTAGTTTATCATTAGAAGAAGCACAAGAAAAAGTAATTAAAAACTTAGCTAAAGACGAATTACATTATGTAAAAGAAGGTCAATTTGGAGTAGGTATAGGATACACAGAACCAGAAGTACAAGAAAATACAGGTAAAACATATGGTGGAAGCGGATATAGCGATAAACTTAAAAAATCAGATACAAAAATGAAACCTATTAAAGAAGAATTGTTTAAAAAATTAATAAAAGAAGGATTAGGTGGTGTAGTAACATCAGGAAACCCAAATTCATTAGCAGCTCAATCAGGAAATATGATTAGACAAATGATGTCTGAAGATGAATTCCAAGCTGACCAAGCAGGTTCTCAATATCATTCATCATTGTATGCTGAAAAAAAAGAAGAAGAAAAATTACCAATGGATGAAGCTCCAAAACCAGATTTTATGGATATTGATGGTGACGGGGATAAAGAAGAATCTATGAAAAAAGCAGGTAAAGATAAAAAAGCTAGAAAACCTAAAAAAGAATCAATTGATAATAAATTAGCTGAAATTGGGAAAGAAGCAGAAGCTGTAAAGTTAGAAGCACAATTAGACTACCTACATGAATACATTCAGGAAAAAGTAGATAGAGTTAGTTCAATTAATGAAGATGATAATCTTAAAGAATTAATTGATAAAACTAAAATGAAGCAAATGCAAAGAGAAATTAAAGATTTAGAAAGAAAGAAAGCTAAAATGGAAAGGATCTATGAAAAATCTTGTGGTAAAAAATATGCTAAAAAAGAAATGGTAGATGAGGTAGAAACTACTGAAGAAGTATAATATGAATAAAAAGCTCTTAATAGAAACTCATACCTTAAACTATAATCCTATCACATTAACAGAAAATGTTAATAATGATAATGGTAATTTAGTAGTTGAAGGTATCTTAGCTACTGCTGAAGTAAAAAATGGTAATGGTAGGTATTACTCTAAAGACTTATGGGAACGTGAAATGGATAAATATTCTACACTTATCAAAGAAAGACGTTCAATGGGTGAATTAGATCATCCCGAAGCAACTGTTATAAATTTAAAAAATGTATCCCATATTATAAAAGAATACTGGTGGGACGGAGATGAAGTAATGGGTAAAATAGAAATACTACCAACACCTTCAGGACAAATACTAAAAGAATTAGTAAAAAGTGGTGTTACAGTAGGTGTATCATCCCGTGGTATGGGTTCATTAGAAGATAGAGGTGGTGTAATGGAAGTACAAGATGATTTTGAATTATTATGTTGGGACTTTGTTTCTACACCTTCAAATCCAAATTCATTTATGCATACTTTAAAAGAAAGTAAAGATTTTTCCCCTTCTAATTATACAAAAGTAAATAGTATTATACATGAGATCCTTTGTTCTAAAGGCTCTTGTCCTGTTTTTTAATTTTGAATTAATCTACATATACGTATAAGCATAATACACCATCTCTTATATGGTGTCGAACAATAAATATTTTCTATTACGCTTCATGAATAAGCGTATTTCACAAACTTAAATTTTGGGATTATGGCAAACAGAGATTTGTTAAAAGAGGCTATTGCTGAGGCTAAATCTGTTAAAGAAACAGCTATCGCAAACGCCAAATTGGCTCTAGAAGAAGCTTTTACACCCCATCTTAAATCTATGCTTTCTACAAAGTTAGAAGAAATGGATAAAGAAGATGAAGATGTAAAAGAAGAAGTAGAATCAGTTGAAGAAATGGATGCTCCTAGTTTTGAGAGAAAAAATTCACCCGCAGGCGATTCTTTAAAGGATCTTTCACCTAAAAAAGTAGGACAATCTACTGTACAGGAAGAAGAAGAAAAAGAATTAGATGAGGAAGAAATTAATCTTGATGAATTATTAGCAGAATTAGAATTAGATGAAAACAAACGTACAGATGCTGAAGAAGAAGGCTACTTGGACGGTATGAAGGACGAAAAAGAGGACTTGAAAGAGGACGAACGTACTGATGCTGAAGAAGAAGGCTACGAAGATGGCATGAAGG